CAAAGTATGCAGCCTAATAACAGTGCTGCAAAAAACTTATCGTTGGGGTGATTATTTGATGTGAATGTCATGACGCAAATATAAACAAAAAAGCCGCACTAAGAATAATGCAGCCCCATTTTTAACCCTAAAACATTTTAAAAAGCCCCCAACCGAAACACACACAGTTGAGGGCTACACACTAAACACACATCTTTACTCACTCTTAGTATCATCATTTACATACCCAAACGCATTACTTACAGCGTATAGGATAGGAACACCTATATCCAAAACCCGACTTACATAGCTTGCAACTACATCGTTAATTTCGGGAAACGTGATATTTATTAGCTGCCATATAGCCAATGCAGCCATAAAGAAACGGTATATAACTTTAAGGGTAGGTGGTGTAGTACCCTCAAACCCTTGCACACCAAATTTAAGTATTTTGTTGTTCATTGTTTATTTTTTAGTGGTCATTAAGTATTGTATCTGTTGTTCGTGCCTATTCACATCATTGCCCATGTACTTAATCTGCTCCTGTACTTGTCTATAATCGCTGTTATTGCGCTCAATAGCATAAAGTATGTTGGTATAACCTTTAACTCCCATTGTTAACACACCGCCTGTAATAGTGGTAATGGTAATAATTACACCCCATGTAATGCCTGTTATTTTCTTGGTTAAAACCGTTTCTTCTTTGGGTGACATTTGCTACTTAAATTAGTTTTGACAAATATAGTTATAAAATCACAACCCCCAAATAATTAGCTATGTAATTACCTGCCATTATTTCGCTACCATTGTAAGCAAGTGCGAACTCACTATCTACTGGTAAATTACCCTCAGTCACTATTTTATGGTTAGCGTCTAATAACTTGTACCATATAGCACCGCTACCATCTGCAATAGTGGCTGTTACGTGCAATAGTGTTGCAGTCCCTGTGGTATATTCTCTTGGCTGTATCTGTATCATAGTCTAGTATATTTCTTCCAAATGCTGAATTAATCCATAAACAACAACGCCACCTACGGTACCATTATTTACCGCTTGTTGTTGCACTAATCTGTCACCTACTGGTGGTACGTTAGTAGTAGGATTTAATGTTACTACCCTTATTGCTGCTGTTTTACTTATAACTTCTAACTGCATGTAATAGGTGCTATTAGGGGCTATATAAACCGTAAGCCTGTATACATCTTCGTTATTAGGTTTGATGCCTGTATTAACCTTTGTAACTACGCCAGTTCCGCTATAGTGTGCAAATTGTAGTGTTGTGTCTGCGGCATCTTTTATAACCATTAATGATGAATATGGCGTAGGTGCTGTAAGGAATGTAGATGGGTCACCGCTTAATGCTGCTACCGCCTCTGAATATCCTATCATTATCCTTTGTGTGCTTAGATAGGTAGGGAACGAAAATGTAAATGTACCCCTACCACCACCACCACTAAACTTAGTGTTACCACAAATTATACCTGCCGATAGTGCTATGCTACCAATTCTAATTAACGAACTTGAATTAGCCCCCGATGCGGTTGTAAATGTTGTTTTATTGTAGTTAAGGTGCTGTATAGTACTATTCCATGCAGCCGGTATATAACCTAATGTACCTGCCGTTTGCACCATACCGCCATAGACATAGTTGTTAGTATATGCTATGTTTCCTGTCACTGTTGGCAACATAGTACTTGTAATCTGTGTATTTATAGCACGTTGCAAAGCCGCTGGTATGCTTACAGTATCATTTATCCTAATTGCACCCATACCCATTCTGTTACTGCCCCACATCTTTACACCGCCATGATAATCATTTACAACGGCAGATGTTGTTGTGTCCCATGCAAATTCCAACCGCATATCTGTTGTATCTATCCGTACCTTAGTTGTCCCACGAATAGTAGTATCGCCATTCGCTTTATAAAGCATGTTAAACTCATTGGCTTTAACTAGGGTACTACTGCCGCCTGTAGCACTGATAGTATATGTGCCACTTGTTGTAATTGCTGTTGTAGGCGTAATTGTTACATTAGTGCCGCCTACTAGCTGAATACTACTTACCGTACCCTTAGCATTCCACGTTGCAGCACTTGCTATGTATGCGTCTGCTATTGCTGTAGTGGTGTGTAGTTCTGATAGTTGCGTAACGCCACCTGTAACACTCATAGCATTACCGCTACCGCTACTTTTTGTAACAGTCAAAGCCTCACCGCTACCGCCCTTAGTTACTGATAATGCAGTGCCACTACCTGACGGCTTGTTAATTACGCCCGTACGTGCCGATATGGCATGTGTACCTAAGTCTACGTCAGTAGTAGCCCCTGTATATGGTACATACCCCGCCAATGACGGTATTTGAGTAGATACCCAATATCTTGTTGCATCCCATGTTGTAGTATCTGAATAGTTTTGCTTTAAATTTATCCGATTTGATAATGTTGCGGTATCGGATTTTAAAAGGAAATTGGTTAATGTATCCTTATCCGCTTTAGTGTCATAAAGGGTGGATATAGCCCCAAACGCAACACCAACGGCACTATCAATTGTAACTATATCACTTTGCAATGTGGCTATGTTCCCGTATATAATAGTATTGTTGCTGTCAATGATGTTACTAACGCTGTCAATTTCCCTGTTCAATCGGGTAATAGATGATATGTAGTTATTGGTATCTACCGCCCCTGCTGATATGCTTGCCAATCCACTATCTACATAAGCATTAGTAGCCCAAATAAGGCTATCATTGTTTATCCTTAATACCGCCTTACCTCTTGAATCAAACCCTAGCACCATGTTAGTATTAGTAGTTCTGTATGCTGGGAATACTAGCACACTATCCACCTTTAAACTACCAACTATCAATCCTGTATCTGTTGTTCTGCCGTTACCTATTGGCACTATTCTCTGTGCATTAGCACCTACCGATAAAACTAGCAACAATGCTACTATAATAATCCTCATAACAATACTAATATTTTTTGTGATGTGTAAAATGAAATAATTATACCTGTAATTGTATCTCCGTCTTGCGTAAAGTCTACATCTCTTATATAAACTTGATTGTCTGTTAATAGTGCCTGTACATTGTTACCCTCAAATGCTACATTTGTAACTGAATTGCCATCTTCGCTAACTGTAATTATTTTCCTTAGCTGTGCCTTTACGTATTCCTTTACATCTGCCGCCTCATAGATATAGTTTTCGTATAGTTCCGTTTCTTCATTGTATCGAATACCAACAATATAATCTAACTCCGAAAATTCGGGAGCTGTATTTAATTCTGAAAATTTAATATTTGGCATATCGTTCTATTCTGCTATGAAGTAATTAATTGCAATTTCATCTATAAATAGGTTTGGTGGTGGTGCGCTTTCTGCACCCCATAAATAGCCCTTATCAGTATTGTAAAGTTTAACCACTGTAGTAGCTAATTCAAGTGGTACACCCTCTTGTAATTCAACCGTTTCGGGTACTGTTACCTCATACTCTATTCGCCCTGTAGCCTCAAATACACTTTCATTATTGTTGGGTGCTTCGGGTATAGATATTGACTTAATTTTTGTGCTACAAAGCACACCAAAACCATACAATAGTTCTTTATATTCAGGGCTTTCAAATATAGCCCTTATCATACCTAATATACGGTGCATTTCTACCGCCCCACGATAATCACCCCTTACGTTATTAGTGGCGTGTGCTGCCGTATAAACATCAATAGTAAACAAGTATATGCCGTTACTTGATGCCTATCACGATTATCATAATCGGCACGTTGTAGCGTTACATTTACTGCTGGTGCTTCGGTATGGTCAAACTGTATGATACGCTCGCAATAAAATGCAGGGTTGGGAGTTGTGCCGCCTGAAAGTGTAAATTGATTAGCAAATTCGGCAAATAGTATAGCCCCGATACGGTCACGTATTAGTTCATATTTCTGCGGTGCTATTACTCCATTAAGTGCCATACTTGCCCAATATTAACGTAATTAATCTACCTGTATCAGATGGAAACCACTGATTAACAACATACTGCACCGCCTCAACCGTAACCTTATGCCCTTTAAAATCTACCTCACCGTTTGCATTGCGTATAGTATAGTTAGCTTCATCAAATACATCTTCCGATACTGATACGTGTGCCATTCTATTATTGAACGCTACCCCTTGCCGATTTACATCAATGTGATGCCTAGAAAACAAACCGTTAACGGTGCATGTTTCGGGTGGGCTGGCAGGTGAAATGAAAGACATAGATACCCCGAACCCACTAGCGTTACTGCTAATGTTTGCAATATCACGCCTTGCCAATTCTAGTAGGCTCATTTGCTTTGTTTTTTCTGTTTGGTATCTTTTATTGGTTCTACTATTTCAGGGGCTAATTCGCAAAGATACCCACCTTTAACCAATATAGCAGCATCGGTAGCTAACATATCTTGAGTAACTACATCGCCTGCATAATGTATTTTATTTCCACTACCTGTTATTGCGATTGGTATAACCTTGTATTGTTTTTGCATGTTTTGTTAATTTAAAATAGCCATGCCATTTGTTAACGGCATGGCTATTAAAGTTAAGGTATTTATTTATCTTATGCTAGTACTGTAGCTGTAAACAGTTTGTCTACTTCTAGTAGTATTGGCAAACCTGCTGACTGTACACCGTACACTCTTGAACGTCTGCGCTCGTCTGTGTAGCTATAGTAAATGAATTTACCTGTACGCACTACTGGGTTATCTTCATCAATCAACTGTGGTACACCTGCATAAGCCATCATAAAGGCTGGGTTAGGTGGCAGTATGATTATTTTCTTTGGGTCGATGTAAGGCTGTAGTGTGCCGCTTGCATCTTCATAATATTGGTCATAAACCCATATACGATAGTTGCAAGTACCTGCGCTAAACATACCCATGTAATCAGCACCTTCGGTATTCTTAACTGGGCTTACAATGTCTGTAAGTGCTATTCTACGGATATCCGCTTCGGCTTGAAACTTAGTGTTAGCTATCATTGCCTGATATGCAGATGAACCCATCAACAAATCAAATGTACCTGTACCAACCTTACCAACTGAACGCATAAGGCTGCCCCATGTGCCTAAGAAAGATGATATACTTACTGTATTGTCTGCGAAGTTGTGCGCTGAATTGTAAGCAAGTATCATAGATGCTTTACGCTGAAAATCTATGTTTTCGGTAGATGTAGCAGTTACGATACCTGTTTGTAGGGCTTGCGCTCTTTGCAACTCATATCTACGCTCAATCTTATCAGCAAGCATTTGCATTTTCTCTGTACCCTCATTAAGGATAGCAGTTACTACACCTGCATCAACTGAACCGCTACCAATTAGACGGTCATACATACGCAATGAATCAACTGTAAAGTTTTCATCAAAGTAAGTAGGGTCGAAGTCTTTTTGCGTAGACTTTTCAAACTTGTTATGATTGCCTTCTGCATTGCGAAGTACATCGACTGCAATCTTTTCTTTACCTCTCTGTACTTCGATACTTACGTAACGTGTAGCAGTTGGGGTAGTGTCGGGAAACCATGTAGCAAGGAACGTAGTAGGGCGTAGACGCTCTTTCCACAATGCTAAAAACTTGGTGGTAATTGTTGACCGTATTAATGAACTGGGTATTGCCATTTTATAAGTTATTTACTTTGTTAATTAAGATTGTGGATTATCGATTGCTGTTAATTCAGTAGAAGTAATTATCTGAAACCCTGAACGCTGCATTACATCTTTAATTGTACCTGCTGGCACTGTAGCTACGCCTGCTGGGCTAGAACCATCTGTACCGATATAGTTTACAACTGTTGCAAGTGTTTCGCCTGACGCAAAACCTAACAACTCGCTTGCTACTCTACCAGCTATGCAATAGGTAATAGTTGCACTTGCACCGTTAGCTACTACAAAAGTATCAGCAGATACACCTAGTGGTATTTGTGAACCGTTTGTATTGTCTTTGTCTTGTAGTGCTATAAGGTTACTAGAACCAACACGACCGAGCAAACGACCTGCGGCTATTGTAACTTCGCTACCACTTGCATTAGTAAATGTAGCGGTATCGTAATAATTGCGACCTAGAAATAATTTCGAGGTATCAAAATTTGCTATTTGCGGATTTGCCATGATATTAAATTATTTTAAGTTTACGTTTTCGATTGCCTCTTTCCAAAAATCTTCTTCTTGCTTAGCCTCTGTAGTTGCTGGGGCTTCAACCTTTGCAGGTGTTACGCTTGCAGGGCTACCATTTTCAGCATTAAGCATAAACTGTGCTTGTGCTGCTTTTAGGCTAAATTCTGCCATTTGTGTAGCAGATAGTGCGCTACCTTCTGTGATACCTTTTTTGCAAGCCTCCAAATCAAGGTGCGCAAATACCATAAATGAATTAACTCTATCACGCTCGCTGGCAAGAATAGCATTTACCAATTCTGGGTGCTGTGCCTTTAATTCTGTTACTGTCATTTTATTGTTTTTTATTGTTATTGTTGTATTAGCCTCTTTTATTTCAGGTATTGCGAACGGCATTACTTCATAGCCCGATTGTGCTGCCATTGCGTAATGCCCTTTTAGTTCCGCTTGCATTGTAGGTGTAATGTTTACCACCTTATTTATTAGCCCTATTTCTTTCGCTTGTTTCGCTGTAAGCAATACATCTATTCGGGTATCA